AAAAATAATATCAAAAGCAAATGAGGCAGTAATATTTGATGGCAATATTAAACATAGAAGTGTATCTCAAACAGATAAAGATTTAAGAATAAATATAAATTTAAATTATAAGGAGGCTAAGTGAAATAAATGTTTAACGTGTTCATTACTTTTTGTATAACAATTAATTTTTAATCTTAATAAATTTTCTCTTTTTAAGTTTAGTTTACTTAAAATTGAATTGCTTATTATATCGTAATATTCACTTGTTATTCGTCCTTGATACAACATATGTGCAAACATAAATCCATTTTTTATTTTAGAATCTTCTAACACTGTAGAATAATAATATGGAAATTTTTTAGAAAATACTATTTCTTGTATTTTTGTGAATTCATTAGTTGGTAAAAAATTTTTTATTATATGGATATTATACATTTTGTAATTTTGTAAAGTTGTGTTCTTTTTCAAATTTAATTATATTAGTAAACTTATCAAATAGTATATCGCCTTTGTGTGATATAATAAAGATATTTTCTTTTCCCATTTTATTTACAATCTTAAAGAAGTCATCTGTACCTTGGCCATCTAACGAGCTATCAAATATCTCATCAAGCACCATTAGGTTTGTATTAGCGCTGTTTTTCATCTTTGCAATAGCACGCCAAGTAAATACTAACGCCAAATCTATTCTCATTTTTTCGCCTTCACTAAAATTATTGTAGTCAAAGGTATCTCTATGTCTGCTCTTTACAGTTTCTTTAAATTCTTCATCTAAATGGAAAGATACAAAGAAGTCCATGGATTGTAGATATTGATTAATTAAACTATTCATAATAGGTAGATACTTTTTGATTATCTTAGCCTTTGCGCCTCTATCTGATAGTATCTCTCTAACTACATCTAGGTATTTCTTTTCTTCACTTATCTTATCTAGTTCTACTTTGGTTTCTTCTAATTGATCTTTTAACCTTACTAAATTTATAACAATATCTTTATCATCTTCATCTTTACCCTCTAACAATAATATCTCATTATGTAAAGTATCTGTAAATCTTTTTAGTTCTTTTAGTGAAGACTCTACTTTTGACATTTGTATTTTATTCTCATATATCTTATCTGATATACCATTAAACTCTGTAATTTTATTTTCTACTTTAGACAACTCAGTGACCAAATCTTTCATACCTTGATTTAGTGTGACAACCTTGGCTCTTTCTTTTTCTATCTTTTCGTCTCTAAATTTTTCTTCTATTTTTTGTGTACATACAGGACAGTTATCATTTTGTTCAAAGAAGTCTAAACTCTTTTTATGTGTCTCTAAATTTTGTTCTATCTTTGTTTCTAGTTTTTCTAGTTGTTTTAGTTTAGATTCGTATTGTGGTCTTTCACTTGTACTAGATTCTAGTTCTTTATATTCTTGTTCTAGCCTTTCTACTTTTCTTAAATATGATTCAGTGGCGTCTTTATTCTCTTGTAATTTTTGTTTCTTAATATCAATATCACCTGTGCTTCTATTCTTTAAATCGTTATAGTGTTTTGTTTGTAGCTCATGTTTTGATTCTATTAGATCGCACTGGTGTCTAGCTTCTACTATTTGTTTACCTAAATCTGTCTGTTGATTTCTTGTAAGTATATCCATGTGTGTCAATACTCTTATGTCTAATATTTCTTCAACAACCTCTCGTCTATGTCTTGGTCTCATCTGCATAAATGGTTGATAAGATGATGAGCCTAAAACAGCGATCTGTTTAAACGCTCTATAATTTAATCTTAATATCTGATCTTCTAATATCTTTTGATAATCTACACTAGATGCATCTTGGTTTTGTAATACACCATCACAGTAGATTTCAAATACCGTAGGTTTGATACATCTAATTACTTTAAAGTTTTTTGTACCTATTTGAAACTCTAACTCTACTCTGGTGTCGCCATTGTTTATGGTGTTTACTATTTGTTCTTTTTTTATTAGTCTAAATGGTCTATTAAATAACGCAAAGGTTAATGCGTCTAACATAGTTGATTTACCAGAGCCATTAGCACCAATCATCAAAGTCATTTGTGACTTGTTTAGTTCTATTTCAACAAAGTTGTTTCCAGTAGATAGAAAATTTTTCCACTTTATTTTTTTAAATAAAATCATAATATTATTTTAAAATTACCTGAGTATGTAATTCTTTTAGTTTTGTTGTTTCCTGGTGTTACCATATGTTTCATATATGATGGCCATATTATAATTGTATTTTCTTCTTGTAAAGGTTCAAACAAACTAAAGCCAAACTTAAAAAATATATCCTCGTGAGCATATTCTAATTGTTCGTATGGATTATAAAATTTTAAACGACCACTTCCCTCTGGACACTTGTGAATAATTGTAAATGAAAAATGAGATCGTGGGTGAGTGTGTGGTTCCTGAAACTCTTTTTCCATATATTCATTTGCCCAAATTTCATACAAATTTATTTGATGTTCTTTTGTTATGACTTGTTTTGTATATTTTGATAATTCACTTACTAAAATATTGTGACTTTTTTCTGATATATTATTAAAATTTTTAAAAGAAGTAGTGGTACTACTTTCCCATTGTTTATGTGTGCGATATTGAAATTCTAATAAACTTGAATCAAAATTTGAATTATAAAGTGGTTGTGCAAAACAGTATTTTATCATCTTTCACTTGCTTCAGTATATAAATCTTTCATAACTTCTTTAAGCTTATTCTTATCTAAATCACTATCTATTTGCTCTACATAGTTGCCTAAAAAAGTAAGTGTATCTTCCCCTTGTTCTAGTACGTTATCTTTTACAGATGCTGTTATGTCTGTATTTAAATCTTCTATTATATTTACTTCATGCGTATCTACAGTATTATGTAGTCTATCAACTAGATTATTAAACATTTCTTCGTTGGTTTTGTTTGTTACAAAAACTTTTACAAATGTGTCTTTAAAATGTGATAAGTCCATGTTTACATAGTCGTTATCTTTATCATTATATATTAGTTTCTTATGTATTCTAATTGGATTAGGCACTCTTGTTAGTTCTCTCGTTTCTGTATCTAATATATGAAAGCCTTTTGGACACTTATAATCTGACCAAGTAATTTCATATTGAGAGCCAAGATAATAAACTTGGCCATCATCAGATTTTTTATGAAAGTGACCAGATATAACTTTTTCAAATCTACGAAACATAGACTTATCTAATCCTTGCATATTAACATGACCAGCGTTCATTTCAAAACCTTTTATTTCTAAATGACCCAGTGCTATTTGTGCGTTACTATTTTCTATTTCGTTAATAGAGTGCTCATAGTTATCGTCACATATCCACGGTATAAGACAAATATCGGTGCCGCCAAAATTTTTTGTTATTGCCTTATCGTAAATCCAAGGCTCTTTTATACCGTCATACGTTGTGCACAATTCTTTAATCGCATTTACTTCATTTGTGTTTTTATAATAAGTGTCGTGGTTACCCAATATAATATGAGTATCAATACCTTCTTTATACAATCGGTGCATAAAGTGTTCTCTAAATGTATGTGCTGTTTTAAAGTTAATAAACTTTCTTCTATCTACCACATCACCTAAATGTACAAGGGTTGTTATGTTATTTTCTTTTAGATATGGAAAAAATATCTCATTATAGAATCGCATAAAATAATCCAAAAATGCTGGACTATCATTCCTCGCACCAAAGTGCGTATCGTTTAATAAAGCTATTTTCATGTTTTAATGAAATAATTTAGATGATACTTTTCTTACTCTAGTTTTCTTTTTCTTTTTTTCTACTTTTTTAGGTTGAGTATCGTCCATCTTTAGATTTTTTTGTAAAAACTCTCTAAATTGATTTTTAAATTCACTGTCATCACCAGGTTGTAAAGCCACATCATCATAATTACTATCCATAATAAGTTTATGTTTAATTGTTGTTTGTTTCTTTTCTTTTTGTATTCTTCTTATAAATGCGTAATAGATGATTTGAGTAAAGTATGCGAAAGGGTTATTAGATTTAGCTGGATTAAAATTGTCCAAATATTGTAGACAGTTTTCAATACCATCACTAATCATATCGTCCCTAAATGTATAGTTTATAAAATTAGGTCTATATGATAGATGATTCGCTATCTTTAAAAAACAACTACCAATATAATTAGTTACTGGTGGCTTTTCTTTTTTTTCTCTTTTTGCTTTGTTTACACTTTTTCTATAGGCTTTCATCGCCTCTAAAAATTCTTTATTATTAACGTAATGTTCTTTTTTTGCTGCCATGATTATAATATACTAGGTATCCTCTTTTTTGTCAATGTTTTAAGCTCAAAATCAGCGTTGACTTTTTCAAACTTTTGTGTATAATAGAGCTTGTAGAGCGATGGCAGAGGATAGAGTCTATTAGTGTAAAGTCTTTTTAGGAATAAACTCATCATCTTCAAACTCATCAAATATTTCATTAACTCTATCATTGTCATCATCACTTAATCTTTCTCTTTTAAATACAGCAGGTTTCTCTTTTTGAGCCAAAGGCTCTGATTTTTCATAACTTAACATCATATGATTGTAACTTTTAGTCATATCTACATTAGCATTTACAATAGTCATTATCTTATCTTTAGGAATAGTTAAAATAAAGTCTTTTGTATAAGGGCTCCATTTGATAAGAGCAACATAGTCTTTTAAACCTGTAGCTGTAAACTGTGGAATATATTTAACTTGTAATGGTTTTGAAAGTCTTAACAAAGGCGATTTATCACCTAGTTGTTCTGCTGGTAATGTACAAACTATATCATCACCATTTATTAACTTAATGATTTTAATTGGATTTGGTGTTGTTTTTTGAACCATTGATTAACTCCACGTTATGAATTTCGTAGTTAAAGTCTTCGCCATTGTATATATTTATTCTTTCTTTAAAGTGTTGAAGTGTATAATTTTCTTTACCATTATATGAAATATCATCAGCTATGTCATATAAAGTTGCTGCGCTGTTATTATCTTTTAATCTTAATCCTCTTCCAATACTTTGTAAATTTCTTATACGAGATTTAGAAGGACTAGCAAAAATAATGTTATGCAAGTTCCGTATATTAATGCCCGTAGAGAAAGTCCCATAGGAAGCCACGATAATGGCGTTGTCAGATTTTTCTGTGATCTCTCTAATCTTTTCTCGTTGTTCTGCGTCAACTCCTCCATAGACGTAGAAGACTTGTTTGTCTGTTGCTCTGTCTCGTATAGATTCATATAAATTCTTTCCATGTTTTTCTACATATTGAAATAAACATAATGTATTTCCATTTAGCGAAGTCGCCAAGTTTCTTATATATTTATTTCTTTTTTCATTAGATACCAAGTAATCCATTTCTTCTTGGTATGTTTTATCTTTTAAAAAATGTCGGGCTGTTTGATCGTGTTGTAATATTAAACACATAATTTTTAGTTCAGCTAATTGTTCTCTTTCTATTAGTTCGCTTGTAGATACAACTTTATTAACAGCTCCAAACAAACCTTCTAATACTAACTTGTGTGTTTTACTACCATCTAAAGTTCCTGTCAAACCAACTCTGTATTTGGTCTTTTCTAATTTTGTCATTAATTTTGTGAGCGACACAGATTTAAACAAGTGAGCTTCATCACCTATAATCATACCAAAACTACTAAACCATTTCTTTGGTAAATTATAAACAGATTGCCAAGTAGATATTACAACTCTTTTAGTTGTTTCCTTTTCGTGGCCTTGATATATTCTATGTACGTTTTTTTCACTATTATAACCATAATCTTTAAAGTCTTTAAATAACTGCTCTACAAGCGATGTAGTGGGCACTATAATAAGGATTTTATCTTGTTTAGTATCTTTTAGTCGTAATAGATTAAATATTAACATAAGGTAGATTATGAGAGATT